GGGAGTACCCGGTATATTAAGTCTTGGATCATTACTAGTTATATCAGTACCAGATCTCTGAATTGCAGAAGGTCTAATTGACATTCTTAATACTTTTTAGTTATTTATTAAGTATTGAGCGTAAGGTAATGATCGCACAGACATAATCTCTTCACTTCTAATAGTATGTAATGAACCCTGAAGTTCGGGCCATGTATAATTTCTTTGTTTTCCCCAGTGAAAGTTAATACCCTTAAATCCCCATTGAAAAATTTCGAGACAAGCAATTACTGGAAATTGATCATAAAATAAATTTGGAGTTTTGGGTTTATAGGTAAAGGTATAATATTTTCCAACTTCAGGAATTAGTTCTGTTTCAGTAAAGGTTTCCATTATTAACATCATAATATCATCAGGACTTTCATTACCAATTAAACTTTCTTTTATTGTTAGTCCTCTATCTTCATGAAACCCAAAGGGGTCTGCTAGGAAATTCTCTTCTTGGTCTGGAGTTAAAGGCATTATCTAATTCCTAGTTCCTTTTCGGTAATGATTTTAAATTCTATTCTATTGTCTTTACAATATTCTGCTGCTGCTTTCCATTTTGCTTGATTGACTGCATAAGTTTTCATTTCATACAGGTATCCTTTAGTTGCTCTTGACTTTTTCTTTGGTGGTGCAGTTTGCTTTCTGGGTTTAACTTCAATAATATAAGTCTTTACTTGACCAGAACTTTCTTTGAGTTTAATTATAAAGTCTGGATAATATTTATGGATACGATTATCTACTGGTGAGATATATGGTATAGAAAATTCTTCACTTCCCCACTGAAGAACATTTTCATTTAGGTCGCACCATTGGCAGAACTTTCTCTCCCAACTACTACGACAGATAATATTATTTGAATCTCCTGCATATTTTGTGGGAGATTTTGGTTTGTATTTACTTTTTACACTTTCTCCCATACAACTTTACTACATAGTTATATACAGGTAAAGATATTTATAAAGAATTATGGCACTATTAGATCTCTTAAGTGGCGAGGGTGGTAAAAAGGCTGGTTTTGATAAAGTCAAGGCGCATCTTCTTAATCCGTCATTGTCTTCTTACTTTATGGTATCAATACCAGATGGACCCAATGGAGATCCAGCTGCTAATGCCGCTTGGAAAAAGTTTAAAGGTCAAAATGGAATCGGTATGGGTCTAGAGAAATTGCAACTTCTTTGCTCAGAAGCAACACTTCCAGGATCTTCTTTGGTAACACATGAAATAAGAAATGATCGTACAGGTGTTACGGAAAGACATGCTTATAGAAGAATGTTTGATGATAGAATAGATTTCACATTCATGGTTAATGCTGGTAAGGATGCATATCTTCCAATTAAATTTTTTGAAGGATGGATAAAATATATTGCAGGTGAAAGTATAGCTAGTGGTGACGGTAAGGTTGGCATAAAGAATGAAAATTATGCTTATAGGATGAAATATCCTGCGGAATATAGAGCACAACAGGGATTAAAAGTGGTAAAATTTGAAAGATCCTCTAGTTTTGGCGGTGGTTTGGCATATAATTTTATAGGTGCATATCCGATAGCAGTAACTTCAATGCCCGTATCTTATGATACTACTCAAGTATTAAAGTCTACGGTCTCTTTTACTTACCTTAGGTATTATATTGAGGGTATTGATAAGACTTCAGAAGAAGATCAAAAACCTAGTGATAAAAAGAATGAGGTTCCCGGTAAACCTGAAACAACCCCACCTGAATTAGGGTGGACCTTTCCTCCCGATGGTAAAAGTATAACAGGTCGGGATTTAAGTGATATTAATACAAATAATTACTCAAAAGCTTTTGATCAAACTCCAACAAAAGATGCAGCTCCAATACCATGGCACGATGAAAGTCTCCTCAAGTAAATATTTCACATAAACGAGTATAAATAAACATACTGAAATTACTATAGGATATTATGCCTTTACCAAAAATTGTTACTCCAACTTATGAACTTGAGTTGCCATCAACAGGAGAATCGATTCAATATAGACCTTTTTTAGTTAAAGAAGAAAAGGTATTAGTTATAGCATTAGAGAGTGAAGATACAAAACAAATTACAACTGCTATTAAGACAGTACTTAAGAACTGTATTAAGACAAAAGGAATTAAAGTAGAAGCACTTCCTACTTTTGATATTGAATATCTATTTTTAAATATTCGTGGAAAGTCTGTAGGAGAATCAGTTAATGTTAATGTTACTTGTCCTGATGATGATGAAACAACTGCAACAGTGACAATTGATCTTGATGAAATCAAAGTTCAGAAATCTGATGATCATACTAATCAAATCAAACTTGATAGTAATATCATGATGGAACTTAAGTATCCATCATTGGATCAGTTTATTAAATCTAACTTTGATTTCAGTGATGGTAATCAAATGGATCAATCTTTCCAATTGATTGCATCTTGTATTGATAAGATTTACACTGAAGATGAAGTATGGGCAGCAGGAGACTGTAGTAAGAAAGAGTTGAATGATTTCTTGGAATCAATGAATTCTTTGCAGTTTAAAGAGATTGAAAAGTTTTTTGAGACAATGCCAAAACTTTCTCATACTGTTTCTATTACGAATCCAAAAACACAAGTTGAAAGTGAAGTAGTAGTTGAGGGACTAGCGTCTTTTTTCGCATAGCGCTGATCCATATGGATCTAGAGAATTATTTGAAACTTAACTTTGCGTTGATGCAATACCATAAATATTCATTAACGGAGATTGAAAATATGATACCTTGGGAAAGAGATATCTATGTAGCACTCTTGAAGCAACATCTAGAAGATGAAAAGTTAAAGCAACAACAAAAGCATGGCGTCTAAAAAGTTAACAGGATTAGTGCCTACTGGTAAGAAGAGATCTAGACCTGTTCAACATCAGGTTGACGAGAGAGTATTGAGACTTCTTGGGATTGAAACCTTTGAAGTCGAGATGGATTATGATTCTTATAAGATTGCTTTGCGTGAGGTAATGATTAGTGGCCGAATGGGTGGTAAGGCCAAATTCCCACAAGAAGAAGATGCATTATTACTTAATGAATGGAGGAGAGTAAAGGGAAGAAAAGGTAGATTCATACCCAAAGCTAAGAAAGTAGTAATAAAGGCTCCAAATATAAAGAAAGGAAGTGCTACGGGGTCAAAGGTAGCAAAGAAGACGAGAGTTTCATTACCTCCAGCAAAGAGAGATGCTTCTGAAGATAATACAAGAATAAGTGGTGTCAAGGAAAAGAGACTTGAATCTAGTAGTAGTGGAGTTCTGAATGATATTACAGGATCTCTTGGTAATATTATAAAACTTTTAAAAAAAGAAAATAAATTTGATAGAAAATCAGCAGAGAAGGATAGGAAATCAGGAGAGTCTAAGAATAGAACAAAAATGCTTGGAAGCCTTAAAAAAGGTGCGGGTAAGATAGCAAAAGTAGCACAAAAGGTATTAAAACCAGTACAAGGTATTCTTGAAAAAATTATTGATTTCTTTGTGAAATTATTTTTGGGTAGATTGGTTATAAAACTTTTTGAGTGGTTTGCTGATCCAAAGAATAAGAAGAAAGTTGATTCCCTTTTTAGATTCTTTGGAGATATTTGGAAGACTTTAGTTGCTGGGTTTGAATTTCTTGGAGAAGCTTTTACTTGGTTGTCTAAGGAAATAGTTCCAATTCTAAAGGGACTTGGAATGGGTCTCCTTGGATTGCTTACGGGTAATCCAATATTAGCAATGGCAATGGCTGGTACGGGATATTTTTCCGCCAAGTTTGCCCAGAAATTTGATAATAAACAAAAGGAAGATGGAGGTCAGGAAAAATCTTCTTCTCCAGAGGGATTGGATGATGAACCAGAACCTCCACCCACACAAAATGCTTCTGGTGGTGGATCCATTCGAGGATTTGATGGTGGTGGATTTGCCCAAGGATTTGCCAAAGGATTTAGTGGTGGTGGGTTTAATTGGAAAAATGTACTCGGCGGATTTGTATCAGGTCAGAAGGGAGTAGATAAAGTTCCTGCTATGTTAACAGACGGTGAGTTTGTTATGAGCAAAGGTGCTGTAGATCTGTGGGGTCTTAATACTTTAGAGAGGATGAATGCTGATGGTGGTGGTAATAATAAACCAAAGATAATGCGTGGTTCAACCTTTGCTCAAGGTGGTGGTCAGGTTGGTAAGGGTGAGAATCCTAAAACTTCTGCTATTGATGGTCCGGAAATGAAACCTAATGAAGAAGTGAGTAAAGCTAATCAAAATAAAACTACTCCAACAGCTGTTGATTTAAATCCGAATGATACTGCTGATAGCGCTCATAAAAGATTACTGCAGACAACAGATAAAAATAGAATCGATAGATATAA